CTTCAACAAGCGGAATGATGGCCTCTGTCTGAGAGCCGGATTTGGCTGGGATTAAGTCAACACTGTTGCTCCAAGTTGCGGTGCCGTCGGTAAGGCTGCTGTGGCGAATGTAGACTTTGCCTCCAACTTTTACGTCCAAGTCGGTAGTTTCGTCCCAGCGCAAACGACCCGAGTTGTTGCTGATGGCCTCAAATGTCAGATTTTGGACGTTACCAGGAACGGCGGTCTTGCCGATTAGGTCGAACTGCGCGGTGGAAACATCACTGGTTTTGTTGAGATAGTTAATTGCAGTGATCTGGATGTAAAGAGTTCCTTTGCGTGTGCTGCGAATTTGCAGCGATGGTGAGGTGGTGTTTGCTTGGCTCCAGTTGTCGTTGTCGATCCGGTATTTGACGCGGAATTCGTTGACGCGCTGTTTGGGGCTGGTCCAGCTCAAATCAAAACCAGAAAAGACGCTTTGGCCGTCTTGGTATAGGTATTCGGTGCCATCAATGTTGGTTGGGGCATCAGATTTGGCGGACAGGTTTGTGATGTCACGCTCGGTAAGCGTGATGTCCGATTCGATGGCGTCGTAAATGGAGCTGTTGTATTCCAGTGCGGTTACACCGATCACGCCGTCTTCGCCTTCGGCAACATTCAGCACGCGGTATTGCTGGGCTTCGATGTCGCTGGTTTGGATCAGCCAAATGGCGTTTGCGTTGGGTGCTTCGCTAAATGCACTACTGACGTTGATCGTTGTACCAGAGATGCTGCTAATGGTTTTGGTTTCCACCAAGCCAGTTGGCATCAGCACTGAAATGGTCGGGCTATTCGACAGGTTGACGGTGAGGTTGGTGCTGCTGTCAACAGTGATGGCGGTTGTGGTGGCAGAACTGACGCGACCGCTGCGGCGTGTTCCAGCCTTAAGCGGATCGGCAATGTCGATCACCATGCCGGGGCGCAGAATGATGCCGCTGTCGATTGAGACTGAGAAGGTGACAGTTTCGGTCAGGTTTTGTTCGCTTAGCAGCGCCCATTTGCCAGCGCGGTGAGCTTGACCTTGGCTGTAACAACCCAGTGCTTTGATGTCTTTGTTGATGATGCCGTACTTGGAAACAGCATCCGCATCTTCAACGTATTCGTATTCAACTTCACCGAGAGTGTCGTAAGACTGCCAAGCGACTGTTGCCGTGGTGTGGCGTGCTTTTTGCGATGTGCCGCTGTAAATAAACACTCCATCAACAACATTGCTAGGTCCCAGTAAATATTGCGGATCGTCGGGTTTGTCCTGCAATAGAACCAGTGAACCAGCACCGTAATAAGTGATGCCACGAAACAGGCTGGTCATCTCTTGGATGACGTTGTAAACCTCGTCGCGGCTGTTAATCAATAAGTTGCAAGCGAAACGAGGCTCCAGTCCGCCTTTACCATTGCTGACTAGCGTGTTGCAGTATTGGCTGATGGCGTAGAAGTCATATTTATCCAAGCTGCTGGCTGGGATACTGGCGCCATAGCGTGTGTTGGTCAACAGGTCATATAGGCACCAGGCGGGGTCGTTACACCACGTAGCAGCACCAAAAGTGCCGTCCCAGACGCCGGCGTAGGTTACGCGCCCCGGATATGTAGTTGTATCTACGGTTGCGTTTGACGGCAAAGAAATTTTGATACCGCGAATTAGATATTTGCGGGTTGGGATTGAATCGAACTGGCGCGAATCAAAACGAAGGTAGGCAAGTGCGCTGTTTGGATAACGCAGCTTTTCGTCAATTATTTCGGTGTAACTGAACCAGTAGGTCAGGTTTTGGCGGCGGGCAGTTGTTTCGTCATCGCTAACGCGAACAACTTTGATGTCAACAGGAAATGCTCCAGACAGCGAAAGTATGTAATCACGCTGGTAAGGATTGCTGGTTTTACCGCTAATCGTGTCGGTGACAACTGTTGTGTAGCCACCGGAGTTGTACTGGACTTGAATTTCAATTTGAACGCTGTGGCCAATGATGTCGCCGTTGTCTTGGAAAATTTGTAGAGCCGGTATTTGCAGCGTGACACGCACGCGATCCACGTCGGAATCTGTGATGGTGCGGACAACGGGCGTGTCTTTGAAGACTTCGACGTTTACGCCTTTTTCACTTTCAGTGCCAATCTGCTGGCTGATGTAGCTCTGGGCTTGTGTGCCGGTACGGGTTTCAATCGTGAAACCGGAGAAGTTGTTATTACCGTTGGCATCTTGAATTGGTGTGCCGGACAGATAAACGCCTTTGTTGCCGTTTTCAATGCCGTCAATTTCACCTTCAGACAGCAAATCCAGCACGCTGCCGAACTGCACAGATTGGAGCGAATCGTCGGCTTCCGTCGGGGTCCGGCTTCCACCACCGCCACCACCGCCACCTTTGCTGCCGCCGCCTCCACCTCCGCCTCCGCCAGAACCAGCAATGCCGAGACCCAAGCCAGCATTGTGTACGCGGATTCCGCCAGCGATGAAGGTGTGATGGCCTTCGACCGTCAGGTTGTAGACCGTGCCGGTGCAAAATTCGGTTTTGCCGACGATGGGGCGGAGGTGGCCGTTGGCGTCAACGAGGCAGTCGTCAGAACCGAGCGTGTCAATTTCGACGAAGGCATTGAACTGGTTTAGAACCCAGTGGTTTGGGGTGGCATCAAGATGCTGTCCGCCCCAGAGCCGATAACGGATGACGCGCTCGCCTTCGTGTTCGTGGACCTTGAGGACTTTGGCTTCGTGGATTTTGCCGATGTCGTCAAAGCTCCAGACAAGATCGCCTGGCTGCAATTCATCAATGCGGCGATTGCCCGCAGGTGTGGCAACAAGTGTGTGCCCTAAAAAGCAGCCGCCACCGCCACCACCGCCGCCAGCACCAACAATACGTGTCATAGGATTTGATCCACGTCAAGGCCGCTGGAAAGAACGGCAGAACCTACAAATAACCGTCCGTAGGCAATGGGGACGGGCAGACCTTGCTTGGCGGTATTGACAATGCCAGAAAACGTAAAAGATTCAAACTTTGCCGCGTCTCGTCCACGTTCCATTGGGTTATTTGTGGCGCTTGACATAACTGGTGCCGGTGAAATTGCCTGAGCAATGCCACCCAGTACTAGCGAGGCGCCAAGGCCGCTAAGTGCAACGCCCAAGGTTGTCAGAGCGCCGGCCGTACCAGCAGTTACTGCCGTGGCACCAAACAAACTTGTTGCGCCAAACAAACCAGCGCCAGGAAGCAGAAACGAAGCAAAAATTAAACCGACTCCGATGCCGATGCTTGCAGCCGGATTGCCACCAGCGCCAGCAATTACTGGTGTAATACTAAAAACTTCTTGCTCACTAAACGGAGCAACAAATAGCATTGCATTTTGTTCATTTAGTTTTTCTTTTCCGAGCGTTATGCGATAGCCAACACCGTCTTGTTCGCTATCAATTAACCACTTATCTAGGCCGGGAAAGTTGACGCACAATGCCTTAAGAGCTTGGGCTGGGGTGTCCACGTCAAACTGGAAACGGCATTGACCCAACTTCTTGCGGAGTGCGCCGTAGACCTTAACGACTTTCATGCCGCAGGACTCGGGCGGTGCTTTTCAGATAATAGCCGCCATAAATGTCGCGGCTACTGAGGCGGCCTTGGATGTGGTGCAGGATCAGTTGATCGCCAAGGTAGACAGCGGCGTGATTGGGTAGAGGTGACTGGAGTTGCATCAGGATGGCGTCGCCGTACTGCAGTTCCTCCAGTGGGATGGGGTAGAAGCCTTCGTTGGCGAAGTTGTCTAGGTATAAATTCTCACCTCGTAGCCAGAACTGATCGCGGCGGTCGTAGTCGCGCAGGTTAAGGCCGAATTCGCGGTTGTACCAGTCGCGGCACAAGCTGTAGCAGTCGATGATTCCAAAAACAAACTCCCGCCCCACATACGGCAATTCAAAGCCTTTTGGCTCGCAATAACCCCATTGCTCGGTTTGGGGATTGACGATGTACCACGGCAAGCCGGATTTTTCGCACGCAACGCGGTCGGCCTGAGATGGTGCTG